CTCACCCGATGGCAAACCTGCTCATCGAGGATAACTACATTGACGACCCGAGCGGCTACGCGAAGGCGCTCTTTCTCAACAACGAGCAGAACACGGTCGGGACGGGCTTCACCGGCCTCATCGTTCGGCGGAACTACATCGCCATCGGGCGGTATGCCGGCATCGAGGTAACGGGCGCCCCGAGTTGCCTTATCAGTGGGAACCTCATCCGCCGGTACACGGCAGGCGTGGGGGAGAGCCCGACAATCTTCATGGAGCAGGCGGGCTCCTCGGGTACGCTCTCCAACAACGTGGCGCCGCGGGCGATCCAGTACCAGAGCGGGGCGGCGTCAGGGAACTTCACGCTCTCGGGCAACGTCGTATCGACATCCGCGGAGCCGTCCGGCTGGACCCCGCTTGTCGTCGGTGTCAACGTCGGGCGCATCCCGGAAGGGGCGGCAACGCAGCCGGCGCAGCCCGACACCGAGTGGTCGAACCCGCCGACGAACACCGCATCGCAAGACGGACGGGTCGCTACCTACTATGAGGTAGGGACCGACCCCGAGACGTATGGCGCGGTCCTCATCATTCCCGACGCATCGGTGGCGTGGGATGTGGCATCATCGCTTACCACGACGGTCGGTGCGGATGTCTCGGCCTCGCTGTTCTGGACCCGCACCGGCATCACCGGCAACCGCAATGTGCGGGTGTCCGACCCCGCGGTCAACGCCTCGGGCTCCCGGCGCTTTGACCTGATCGGCAATCCTGGTGACGCCGCAAGCGTCTATTCCGTCGCCGCCGATGGGGTAATGAGCGGCATCTCGTGGGGCTACCGCGAGGACGGGCTCGCCTCGGAACTGTCCTCCTACACCGGAGGCTTCACTGCGCCTCCCGCCCCTCCTGTCGAGGCTATCGATCCGCTCGCCGCGGATGAGTGGGAGTTCGTCGGGTCGGTCTATGAGCTTTCCCTCGGGCGGTACACGAAGAAGGTCCGCATCATCCCGGCAACCGGCCCCGCGTTCACCGGCCTGCAATGGGACAAGAGCGACGACGTGTGGCGGACCCTCATTGCCACGGGAGTGGACGGCGAAAGCGCGACCCTGTGGCAGCTCGATCCGACCCCCGGCGACGACGACAACACGGTGCAATACGGCGAGACCCTGAACATCCGCCTGCGCTACGCGGTCAATCAGGTGTTCAGCCCGGCCAGCACCACGACCAAGGGCTTCACCGGCCCGTCACAGCCCTCGGTAATCGCGCCCTACGCTGCGGGCGACATGATGACCCAAGCTGGTGACTTTGTGCTCATGGGCGGCTTCCCGTGGGCGTTCCCCACGAACCAGAACCGGCCCGCGAAGGTTGCGGTTGCGGACATCTCGATCTCCCGAGCGGGCGGCACGGTAACGGTAACGCTTCCGCCCGAGCTACCCCTCGGGGCAGCGGAGCAGGGCGTGCTCTACAACGGCGCGCGCATTCTCCCGGATGTGAACAACCAAGCCGTGTTCACAGCGGCGAGCGGCAATGCTTGCCTCGTCATGGCCTGGAACGCTGCGGGTCTGCCGAGCCCCGCGCAGCACGTCTTCATCCCGGTGGCGTGATGAACATGCCCCACCTGGAGCCCAGGGACGAGGGCGCCAAGCAGTCGCGGGCGATGGTTATCGACATGGGCGTTGTCAAGGCGCTCCTGACGATTGCGTCCATCGCCTTCGGGTCGATGTTCTGGCTCGGGTGGCAGGTAAAGGGCACCGTCGCCGACTTCTCGCTGCAAGTGTCCAAAGTGGACAACCGACTAACCGCCCTTGAGGCTCGCCGCCCGATGCGGGATCAGCAGTTCGCCTCGATCGAGGCCACGAACGACGACCAAGGCCGCCGCATCACGGCGCTGGAGATCGCGAACACAACGGCGGTCATAGGGATCGGTTCGCTGCGGGAGCGGTTCGACCAGGGATTCGCCGATATCGTCAAGCGTCTTGACCGGATTGAGAGCGCCCAATGACCCGTGACGATATCATGGCCGTACAGCGGCTCCTGCGGGCGCTGGGGCGCGACGTGGCGATCGACGGTGTGTGGGGGCCTCAGTCTAGAGCGGCCACCAGCGAGGCGCTACGGGTCGCTGCGGGGGGCATGGCGACATCCGACGCGGGCGTGGGTCTCATCAAGGACTTCGAGGCGCTGCGGACCAAAGCCTATCTCGATGCGGTGAACGTGCCCACGATCGGCTACGGCCACACCAAGGGCGTCAAGATGGGCACGACCATCACCGCCGCGAAGGCCGAGGCGCTGCTGCGGGAAGACCTCTCCGAGTTCGAGGCCGGGGTCAATGACTCGGTGCTCGTGCCCCTGCGGCAGAACGAGTTCGACGCGCTGGTTTCCTTCTCGTTCAACGTCGGGACCGCGGCGCTCCGCAAATCTACCCTCATGCGGAAGCTGAATGCGGGCGACTATGAGGGCGCGGCGGCAGAATTCGCGCGGTGGAATTCTGCTGGCGGCACTGTGCTCGCCGGGCTGACTCGGCGCCGTGCCGCCGAGCGCGAGTTGTTCTTGGCGTAGTGCGCAGACCGGAGGGGAGTCGAACCCCTCACGCGCGATGGCTTTACCCCTTACGGCCCGCGCCCGCGCATTCTACCCCATCCCCGCCAGAAAGGAAAGCCCATGCGCTTCCTCGCGCTCCTGCCGTTGCTCGCCGCCTGTGACGGCAACCCCGCGTGCGATCCCCTCATGGACGAATACGACATGACCCGCGCCGAGTACGCCGCGACCCCCAGCCAGGAAGCGGCTGCGAAGGTCGAGCGCGCATGGCTCGCGATCCCCCACTTCTGCTCGGGACGGCCCGACAAGCCCCTCGGCTGAAGCCCCGCCGCACTGAGCGGCTTTTCACTGGAGACTACCAATGAAAGCGACCCTCCTCGCCGGGGCCCTTGGCCTCGTCGCTCTTGCCGGCTGTGCCGGCGGAGTTCTCCCCCCTGAGACTTGCGCATTGGCCCGCGACAACATGAAGCTGGCCGACGCTTCGATCGCCGAATACAAAGTGCAGTATCCGAACAACCCGCTGCCGGCCACTCTCCTGAGCAACTACGCCACCGCCAAGGCTCTGGTGGACGTGGTCTGCCCGCCTGTGGAGTAATCGACATGGAAATCGGACAGATGCGCAAGGCGATCGTCGCCGCCGCGCTCCCCCTCGCCTACGCCATCGTGCAGCAGCTCACCGGCATGGGTGATGGCCCGACCGGGGAGCAGGTTGCCGCTCTCAGCACGACAATGGGTAGCATCATGACCACCATCACCACGATGGGCGTGAGCGGCCTCCTCGTCTGGCTGATCCCGAACAAGCCGGCGTGAAATGAAAGACGCCCGCCACCGGCTCCTTTCCGGCGTGCGGGTGTCTGACCTTGTCCTGGAAGAACTGCGGGCGGCCCAACACAAGGGCCGTCCGCCCGAAGCCCTGTGGCTGCACCTCGCGGAGCAGTGGGCTACGTCCGCGCTCCAAGCGATTGTGGTCGCGTACTATGAACGGAAGAGGCGACGCGCGGGGTATCGGTGATGCTGTCAGACGACGCCAGCCGCGAACTCCACCGCATGATCTGGGGCGACCCCGGTGAAACCGTATCCTCGGCGCTCTGGCGTCGGCGGTACCACTGGCGGTGGGGCCTTGTCCGCGTGTGGGTGGACTTCATCGCATGGTCCGAGCACGGCGAGCCGTGGGGCCACTGCCGCCGAGCTTACGACGAGCACGTTTTGCGTGTCCTCGATGCCCCAGGGCGGGCCCGACGAGCGGGGTTATAGCTTGACGGTATCACCTGACGAAATGTGGGAGGCGTATCAGCGCCTCGGCAGTATGCGGAAGGTCGCCGCCGAACTTGGCGTTGCCCACTCCACCGCGCAGAAGTGGATCAACCGCCGGCTTATCGAGGAAAGCCTCTCGCCCGGCATCCGGGACGCCCTCGCCAAGACCGGGATATCGCCCGACCATGCCCGCTTCGGCTACCGGCGGGTGAAGCAGGACGACGGCTCCTTTAACACCGTCATGTGGAAGATCCCTGAGCCGCCCCCGGAGAACGCCGCAGAGCGCATCCGCGAGGCTCTGGAGGGGATGGATGCCGCCGCGCTCATCCCCGCCCCCACGGACGCGGACAGCGACCTCCTGCGGCTTGTGGGGATCGCCGATCTGCACCTCGGCCTTCAGGCCAGTGCTGCCGAGACGGGCGAGAGTTACAATCGCCCCGTGGCGATGCAGCGCGCCCGCGCCGCGGTTTCGTCGCTCTTGCAGGGACCAACCGCCAGCACCCTGGTTCTGTTGTTCGCGGGCGACACGTTCCACGCCAACGACCAGACCGCCCTGACACCCAAGAGCAAGAACGTCCTCGACGTGGACGGCAGCTATTTCGACGCCCTCGCCGATGGGGTGCAGCTTGCCGCCGAATGCGTGGAAATGGGGGCGTTGACGCATGAGCGCGTCGAGGTCGTTATCCTCCCCGGCAACCACGATCCCGCCTCCGCGCTGGCGCTCATGTTCGCCCTCGCCGAGCGATACCGGGACAACCCGCGGATTCACGTCGAGCGGTCCCCCGCCCTCATGTGGGCAATGAGCTGGGGCATCTGCTTGCTCGGCGCGCACCACGGGCACGACGCCAAGCCGGAAGACCTCGCCCATTCGCTGGCCGAACACCCCGATTGGTCAGCCTGCCGCTATCGCTACATGAAGACCGGGCACCGGCACAAATACGCCACAATGATGATCGGATCGGTTGAGTGGGAGAGCATGGCGTGTGTGACGAGCCGGGATGCATGGGCGGCGGGGCGGTCGTTCGTGACTCGACCGGCGGTGAGGGCGTCCACATACCACAAGCGCAGAGGCGAGGTGTTCCGGGCGACCGTCAACCTCTGAGGCTTGCTGCGCGATGAATCAAGCCCCGACCTATCGGCAAGCCCTCGACGCCTACTGGCGCGCTCGGGAGGCCGTCGCTGTATTGGCAACGGACAAGTTAACCGACGCCCTCATAAAGGCGGTGCGGGATTTGGACGCGGCGCACAAGCGGGATCAGGCGTGTCAGACGCCCAGTGGTAGGGCCGTCTAAAGCCCCAGACGCGCAACCGCAGACGGCGGACGCCTAGCACCACCCGTCCGCGTGGGCGGACATGGCATAAGTCGGGGTGCCTCCCCAGCAACGGCCTGGCCAGGTAAATCCTGAAGCCCGGCAGGCTCCAGAGCAGACCACGCAACTTCTCGCGGATCGTCGGCGGGCGTGGACGGTAGGCGTCGAAGGCGTCCATATAGACCTTGGACGCCTCATGGGCCGATCTCATCTCACTCCTCCTTCGCGTCATGCGAAGGGGGGCGGTAGCCGGCGGAGAGCACTGTCCGCGCCATCGCCTTCAGCGTCCCGAACGTGAGCACCCCGTGCTTGTCGGCGAGGACCATCGCCAGTGCGATCTCCTCCTCGGGAGTGAATGCGTCCGGCTTTTGTACGTACACCCCGCCCATCCTCTCACTCATCTCACTCCTCCTTCGTGTCACCGCACCCCCACATCCCCGCCCGTGCCGAACATCTGCCCTAGCACGGCCATCCCGACGATAAACACCAGGAACAGCAGCACCACGACCACGAAGACGGTCTTTCCGGTCATCTCACTCCTCCTTCTGATTTTTTTCGTCGCACCGCGCAGAATTTACATCGGGCATTTCGCCAACCTTTCCAGTCATGTAACTAGGCCCCGGTCTACTGGTGACGCCATTGTAAATGCTCGGCTATTTCGCCGATCCGCCGCGGGAATTTTTTGAAATGTTCCGCCGCAGGCGTTCCACATTCCCCCCGGCTTTGTTCCCCTCGATCTTCTCCATCGCACTCCCCGCCGCCTCGGCCCGGTCATATGCCTTCGTGTAGATTTGGGCGGATGCGATCTCCGTTTGCCCCAGGACGGCCATGATCTCGTGGGGGGAGCATCCCGCCTGTGCGAGCCGCCGTCCAAGGGCCTTCCGTAGCCCGTGAAGGCTCAGGCGATGGCCATTCACGTCCTTGTCCCCGAGCGCGGCGGCAACGCACCAGCGGCGTATATCGATGGCCAGTCCGGCTGGGTTCCGCACGGTTCCGTCCTTGGTTTGGAGGAATGTCATCTGCCCCGGCAGGGCCTGCCCAAGCTCTCTGGCGAGAGGCGGTAGGATCGGGATATCAACCACGACCCCCGTCTTTTGACGGCGATACGTGATGCGCTCGCCCTGGACATTTGGACGCCCGAGGCGAACCAAATCACCACGGGCCGCGCCCGTGTAGAGCGCGAGTGTGAAAGCAAGGCGCGGAAGCGAGCCAACCGGCCAGTGCTCTTCAAAAGCGGATATCTCATCTTCCCTCCACGTCCTGATCCCGTCCGCGTGCCGGGGCTTGAGCGGCCCGACCTTCTCGGCGGGGCTGTGGGCGATCATCTCCAAGTCAACCGCGTAGGCGAGCAATCCGCGAATGGTGCTCAACCAGTTCGAGGCCGCTCCGGGTGTCACAGCCATGCTGTCGCGCATCGCTATGATGTCGCCCCGGCGCAGGTCCGCGACCATAAAGCGGGCGTTCGCCGCGAGAAACTGCGCCAACACCCGGTCGTTCTTTTCGAGCGTCCGCGTGCTCCAGGCGAGCACGCGCGGCGACTGGCGGTAGCGCAGGATCAACTCGGCGAAGCTGCCGGGGATGGGCTTGGTTCTGTACGGGCCGCGGGTCATTTTGGCGGCTGCGGGACGAGCTTCATGTTGCGGTCGCGTATCTCCTGCGCCACGACTTGCCCGAAATATGCCAGATCGGCTGCTGCATCGACGTGCAGACAGACCATGTCTACCTCCTCGTCCGGCATCCCGCCCGAGCTACACGTCCGCAGATAGCTCTTGATCGCGGCATACACCGCGTCGTCAATCCAAGTCCTCATTTCCCCCTCCCCGTTCCGAATTGCGGACGCACGACCTTATCCCCCTCGGCCCGCACGTGCACCCGGTAGGTGCCGCCGCGCGTGACCTCGACGGTTGCCTCAGACCAGCCCTGCTCGCGGAGGGATGCCGTCACCTTCAGCGTCTCGGCGATCAGCTCCGCGCGGTCGGTCACCCCCACCACTCCCTCTGCCACACCACGACAGTCCGCCATCCCCAGCGTGTGCGGGAGCGGTAGCGTAGGACGCGACCGGTGCGGCGGCTACGCATCGGGCCGGCGCTTCCACAGAACGTTGCCCGCCATGTCCTCGATTTGCGAGACGTGCGGGTTTATGCGGCCGTGATCCTCCGGTTTGCATCGGTCGCTCGGCTCAATCGGATACCAGTCGCCGTTGGCGACCCGCATGATCCAGATGCGCGGGGTTTCGTCGCGACCGGTGCGGTTCATCGGCGACAGACCCTCTCGCGCGTCCACGCTGGCGGCTTATCGACCTCACCCAGCAGGTACGCCAAGCCCTCGGCTGGGACGACGCGGATTGCCCACCCGTAAAGGGTAGTTGCCGCGACCATGCGTACCCAGAAGATCAGTCGTTTGAACGCTCTGGAAGTCTCGTCCATCACCCCTCCCCTTGCTGTGCGCTCAGGGCGGCTGTGATGGCGGCGCGCATGGACGCCCTGACACGGTCCGCGCCAGTAGACTCGTCCCACTGATAGCCGTCGCCGTCGAAGAATGCCTCGCACGCCAGCTCGACCATCGCCTCCGTCACCAGCTCGAAGGCATCGTTCGTGTCGGTCATGGCTTCCACCCCTTCACGCTCAGAAGGCCCTCGGCGGCCATGATGGTTTGCGTCTCGCATACGGCGCGGAGGATGCTCGCCGGCTCGGCATTGCCGCTCTCCTGCCAGGTGTGGCAAATGGCGCATCCGTAGAACCCGAAAAAGTCCGGCCCCTTGGTCGCGATGCCGCTGTTGATGCGGACGTGGCAGAACACGACTGTTTCGGGGCCGGCGCACGAGTAGGCCCATCGGGCGGTGCAGGCGCGGCCACGGGCGCTGTCGGTCAGGGCCTTGGATTTGATCCTGACCGGTTTGGGCGCGGGGCGTATCGGGCGCTCACAGTAGGGGCATGGCCCAGCACCGCCATAGCAACGGTCGTGAGAGTTTACGCATACTCGGTCAGTCATCTCGCACTCCCAAACCCGCGCTGTGCGGCGTTCTGGCTGGCGTTTACCGACCTCCAGAACTCAATCGTCGCCTGCGCCGCTTCCCGCTCGGCCTTCAGCGTCTCCGCGTCCCGTGTGGCTGCGAAAAGATCGTCAATCGCCACGAGGTATGCATCGCTCGCGTAGGCTTCCCGCTCCTGTGCCGCGGCTGACTTCTCGTCGGACGACTTCATGCCCAGAGCCTTGATGTGCCGCAGCATGGCCTCGGCGCGGACGGCCTCGGCTTTGGCGGTGCCGAGTTTGCCGGCGGTGGAGATCATGTACTCCACCGCCTTCTCAGCGCGCTCCTGGTCGATCATCCGCCAACGTTCCCGGTCGCGACCATGCGCTCGCTTATGTCGGCAAAGTCGCGCGTATCCTCGCCGCGGACTCGCGCCCGCGCCCTGGCAATGCCATTGACCAGAACCGGCTTTAGGTCGGCGAATTGCCCCATCCATGCGGTGACGGGTCGCCGCGATGCGATATATTTCTCCAGCCAGTTCTCGGCCTTGTATTTGTCGAGGTCTTCGAGGAACTGCACCAGCAACGCCTTCGCCTTCTCAGGCGTGGTTGCCCCCGCAGGCAACCGGTCAAGGACGCCATCCTTCCACGAGGCGAGGTTGGCGCTATCCTCGTCGGTGGTTATGGAGTGGTCGCGCGGTTCGGTGACCTCACCCGTCTCGGGGTCGTGAGGGGGCCCCAGCGACTGGCGGAACGCCTCGCGCTGGGCCTCGATGGGCTGACGCTCGGCCAGCGCCTCACGCTTTCGCTCCACCCCGTCCATCTCGTTGGCGCTGGCGAACTCGCCGCCGTTCAGACCAATCCCCGCGAGCGCGCGCCCGATGGCGCTCGTCTCGGCGTTCTCCAGCGCGGAGGTGGTGTTGACGTTGCCCTTCCCGCGGATTTCCTCGGCGAAGCCGGTCGCGAGGATCGTGCCGTCGTATTTGCGGATCGTCGCTTTGACCACGATCGGGGAGCCGTTCTCGGGCGCCCACTGAATGATTTCGGTTTCGGTGCCGAAGCCGTCCCCGAGGTGACGGCGGGCGATCTCGTTTCGGACGGCAACGCTGGTGTATTTCTTGCCGGCGCGCATGGAGACGCCCCTGGCATTCTCAGCCTTGGCGGCTTCAATCATCGCGGTCCAGTTGCTCACTTCTGTCACGTTTGGTATCCTCTCAAGTGGACGCGGCGCGCCCGTACCGGTCTGTTCTCCCCGGCCATTCGCGATATCGCTGCCAGGCGCGCCGCTCCCCCGCCGTGCGGGAGGTCTTCGTTCAGGGTGCCCCCGGTGCATCGCTTGAGGGGGGCTCTGCGTACTACACCGGGGGCGTTCCGGCGCGGGGGGATGCGCCGGAATGGGTGTTCATGAACCGGCTTGCGCCAGCGCGCGGGCTCGGTGCTGGGTGAGCAGCGCGTGGGCCCAGATGCGATCCGCCTCGATGATCTCCTCGATGGCGATGCGGGCGTCCGGCGGGAGGCTGTGGTATTCCATGAAAGCCTCGATCTTCGCCTCGCGCTCGTCGTAGGCTTCGCGGCTGGTCATGACGGCCATCCGATGAAGGTTAGGATGGGAAACACCGCCCATCGCAACCACACCGCCGTCACCACTATTAGTGTAGTGGCGCCGGCCAGTATGAATGTGGCGATGGGAAGCACTCGGAGGACGCCTAAGAACATCACTTGCCCCCCAGAAGACCACCGCGACCGGCGGCGATCATGTCCGCACGGTAACTGGTGCTGTCGTATTCGCGGGGCCCGTCTTCCTCAGCCTCCTCGGCGGGTTCGAAAATCTCCGCGAGGCTGGTGAACTTGCGCCGCGCGCTCTCTAGCAGGATGGCGCGTGTCTCCTCGCTGGCGAAGGCCGCTTCGGTGAGGTCATCGAGGAGAGCCATTGCTGTGGCCATTGCGCGGTGGCGGTCTATGTCGGTCATCACAGCCCCTCGACCAGAACGGCGGCGCGGATCATTCCGGCTCGCTCCAGGAGACATCCCGCCGGCAGCGCCTCGGCGTCGGCCCGGATAATCGCGGCGATGACGGCGATGGTTTCCTCCGGAGTCTCGGTCTCGCGGTACAGGGCGAGCGCGGCAGCGAGCTTAGTCCTGCCGAAGCCGTCGCGGCCCTCCTCCTCGCGCCCATTGAACCCGGCGCGCCAGTCGAAGGCGCGGGTCGGGATGGGCGGGTTCTCGTGAGTGAAGATCACTTCGGGCATCACTCGGGCTCCTTGGCATAGGTCGCGCCCGTCATGCGGACGAGGGCGAGGGGGTCGCTGCCATCCTCGACGGCGGCGGCGGCGGCACGGTAGCGGGCATCCTTCTCGGCCATGATCTCGTCCAGATCGGGCGGTTCGTCGTCCGCGCACTCATGGCAGTCGGCCCAAACCCAACCGTCGAAGTCGTAGAAGCCCCGTTCGCCGCCACAGTTCGGGCAGTCGGGATTGTTGCCGTAGACGATCGCGTTCATGGCGAATTGGTCGCGGTTGAAGAGCATCACGCCCACCACACCGCATAGGCAATCCACGGGGCGACGATCGCGATGCCGTAGATCAGGAGCCAGCCGATGGGGTCGCCCGAGCGGGGCAGTTCCTCGTCAAGGCGGGCGAGGCGGTAGTCGTTCATGTGAATGATGGGTGCCATCACGCGGTCCTTTCCATCAGACGCCGCGTCACGCTGACGTAGCGCCGGGCGCCGTTGCGCCGCATGAGGCGGATGCAGCGACCGCGAAGGTATGTGCCGAAATGCCGGCGGCGGAAGGCGGCAATCGCGAGCGAGCTGGTCCGGTTCATCTGATCCCCCTATCTCGCCGGCCCGGTGGGGCGGCATGGGGAGACATTATCAGAATTTCTGGCGTCGTCAACAGATTTTTTGATACGAGATGATTCGAACTTTTGACATAGCGCCACCGTTCGATTCGCGCTATGCGGGAATCACCAATGACAGCCCCGACGGAATCGGGGGCTTTGCCTAGGGAGCTAACGGGTGAGCGTTTGGGTGGTGAGGCTCGCTGTGCGAGCGAGTATGTTAGGCGTCAATCTGAACTGGATTTTCGATCCCGTTCACTCTGCACGGCTTCAAGCGCAAAGAGCAGGTTCATCTGCACGTCGCCTGGTAGCTGTGGCGTTTGACCCATCAGCAGGAAGTTAAAGTCTATCCGCGCCACGCGATAGAGCACCTGCATCGCGTCCACGCTGGGGTAGTTCTCCCCCCGCACCGCGTTCCCGATCGCTCCCTGTGTCTTGCCGATCATGCGGGCAAGCTCGGCCTGCTTCAGGTTCGCGACTCGAAGGGCGGCGGCCAGCCGAAGGCCGACCGCCTTCTCGCTGGCGTCGCCGGGACGCGATAATTCTTCGAGGCGCTTGAAGTCCATATCGCGGTACATGCCGATAAAAGCCTCACTCGGTAAAGCGCAGCATTTATGGCGTGCCGCCGCCTAGGTTTTCTGTTGCAAGGCCAGAAAATCTGATATACGTTCGTTGCCATGAGCAACGTGAAATCCACCGTTTCCGCCCTTGGCCGCGCCCGGATCGCCCGTGAAGTCGGCGTGACTGTCGCGGCCGTGGGCAACGCAATCGCCGAGGGGAGATTCCCGGCGAGCTGGTACGGGGTGGTTTCAAAACTCTGCGCCGACGCCAGCATAGAATGCCCGCTCACCATCTTCGCGATGAAGGGTATCACGGAAACGGAGAGCGCAGCATGACCGCGCCCTCCGCACCCCACCCCGCAACCACTCAATCAACAACACTGGTACTCCGCGAGGCAGAACCTATCGAGCCACCGCATTGGCAACATAGGGGCTAAATCTTGGCGTATTTGTCCAATTCGTACATCGCTCATCGACATGCATCCCGAAGCCGCGCGGTGGTCGATCGCCTTCTGAGGCTGGTCTTCCCCGCGCAATCCGAACGGGCCATCGCCGAGCGCGCCGCGCCGGTTCTCGGCCTCTCCGAGCGTCACGTCCGCCGCCTCCTGCGGCAGGAGCACGACGCCAGCGTCACCACCTTCGTGACCCTCATGCTCCTCGCGGGCTTTGAGGTTGCCACGGACCTCGTTTACGGGAGCGACCGCATCCAATGACCAGATGGCTCTGCCGCGTGTGCGCATTCATGCGCCTTCGTCTCACCGAGAAGAGGGCTGCGGCAGAAGCTCGGCGGGACAAATTCGTCCCGTGAGACGCGATCCCGACTGGACCCCGATCAATCGAGGCACCGAGGCGATCCGCACCGAGGTTGCCCAGCGTCTCGGCATCGTCCCCCACCAGAACATCCGCGGCGACCTTCTCGTCACAGCCCGCGTTCGGACGAACGAAGTGCTGCGGGCCGAGTACGACAAGCGGCACCCGAAATGACCTCCGCACCCCCGCCTGTGGGTGTGTCGAGCACGGCGCGGCCTCCCCTCCTCGGCCAGCGGCGTGAAACTGCCGGCGGGGGTAAAACCTCGCCGGCCCCTTTCGGGAGGGCGGCATGACCGAGCGCCGCTACGTCTGTGTTCATGGGGAGCGCCACATAAGGCGCGAGGTAGCCGAGGCCCACGGCATCACCTCCACCACCCGCGTCGAGCCCGAGCTGATGCGGCAGGTGGTCGCGGAATCGCTCGACCTGGACCGTCCGTGGGTGAGGGAGCGGTCGTGAGCCGTAGAGCCGCGCGCATCGACGCGAACCAGCCCGATATCGTCAATGCTCTCCGCAAGGTCGGCGTCACCGTCTGCATCACATCCCACGTCGGCGGCGGGTTCCCCGATCTGGCGGCATCCTACCGCGGCAAGATGATCTTCCTTGAGGTGAAGGACGGCGCCAAGCCCCCGTCCCGCCGCAAACTGACGCCCGCCGAGGCCGACTTCCACCGCGACTGGTCAGAGCACGTCGCCATTGTCGAGACCGTAGAGCAGGCGCTCGCGGCGGTGGGGGTGGTATGACCGTCACCATCCTCACGGGCGACTGCCGCGACGTGCTGACGACCCTGCCGCCGGCAAGCGTCCAGTGCTGCGTCAGTTCCCCCCCCTACTTCGGCCTGCGCGACTACGGGCACAACGGGCAGATCGGGCTGGAGCAGACGCCGGACGCCTACGTCGCCGAGATGGTGGCGGTGTTCCGCGATGTCCGGCGGGTGCTGCGCGATGACGGGACGCTCTGGCTCAATCTCGGGGACAGCTACGCCGGCAGCGGCAAGGGCGTCTGGAACGCCAGCGACGAGCGCAAGGCCGCCGCGAAGGAGACCTATAGGCCGAGCATGAGCGTTCACTCCGCGAAGGCCCCGGACTGCCTCAAACCGAAAGACCTCATCGGCATCCCGTGGCGTGTCGCCTTCGCCCTGCAAGCGGACGGCTGGTATCTCCGGCAGGACATCATCTGGTCGAAGCCCAACCCGATGCCGGAGAGCGTCACCGACCGCTGCACCAAGGCGCACGAGTACGTCTTTCTCCTGACGAAATCCGCTCGCTATTTCTACGACGCGAAGGCGGTGGCGGAGCCGGCGGTATATCCCGGCGACGACAGGCACACCCGCACCGACACCCGGAAGGATGTGGACCCGTTCTGCGCCGACAACGGTAGCCGCGCTCGCACCGGCAACGCCACAGGCGAAACCCGCAACCGCCGCTCCGTCTGGCCCATCGCCACACAGCCCTACAGCGGCGCTCACTTCGCCACCATGCCGCCGGAACTCGCCGAGACGTGCATCAAGGCGGGGAGCAAGCCCGGCGGCATGATCCTCGACCCGTTCGGCGGGGCCGGCACAACCGCCCTCGTCGCCGACAGGCTCCAGCGGGACGCAACCATCATCGAACTCAACCCGACCTACGCCGTACTCGCCCGCAACCGCATCAACGGGGAGGCGGGACTGTTCGCCCCGGCCGCCGAATGAGGCTTAAACGCATCCGCTGGAAGGGCCACGAGCGCGCCATAACCCGCGACCGATATGACATCCTCAACTGGCTACAGACCCGCGGGGCGACCGTCTCGGCGTGGATGCTGGTCTGGGAGGTGCGGTGGTGACCGGCTACCTCCACGCCCTCGTAGAAGACGCCGCCCGTGAGGCGGGATGCACCGTGGCGCAGATGCTTGGAGCGCAGAAGAACCGGCGCGTTGTGGCGGCGCGGTGGCGGGTGATCCGCACTGCCTATGGTGACGGATTCAGCAGCGGGGAGATCGGTGCCGCGCTGAACATGGAACCATCGAGCGTTCGCCATGCTCTTAGCACAAACGCGGTGCCGCACGCAAATACGGGCGGGCGCCGTCCCCGTTATCCTTCTTATCCACAGGCAGAACACACACGCGCGGTCTCCGTACATGCGGTATAATGGCGGGCAGAAACTATGGTTGAGGCTATGGCCGGCACTATCCGCGTCTCTCGCGACTTCTTTGACGACGGCGCGTTCAAGGGCGAGCCGTTCACAGAGCGCGAAGCGTTTCTCTGGATGATCATGGAAGCGTCGTTCAAACCCCGCGAGAAAAGGATAGGCCGAGAGAGCGTCACCTTGGAGCGCGGGGAGTTCGCCGCGTCCATCCGGTTCATGCAAAAAGCATGGGGCTGGGCCTCCACTCGGCGCGTTCATTCGTTCATTTGTGCGCTGCAAAAGCGGAACATGTTGCGGAACGCTGCCGGAACGGGCTTCTCCGTCATAACCCTTTGCAATTACGACAAATACCAGAGCGAAATTTCTGAAGCGGAACGCGAGCGGAACGCGAAAAGGAACGCTCGCGGAACGAACGAGAATAAGGATGTAATAAGGGAAGAGAAGGAAGAGAGCGCGCGCGATGCGCTCGCCCATGTTGTCGGCCCCGAATTGGCCGATGCCTTCGTCTCTCACAGGATTTCCCTTCGCTCGAAAATGAGCCCCCACGCGGGGAAGCTCATGGCGACCGAACTCGCCACCATGTCTGACCCTAAAGCCGCCATCGAGAAGGCGATCATGCGGGGCTGGAAGGGCGTCTTTGAAGACCAAGCCCCCCTCAAAATGGAGACTGGCCGTGGCCGACCTACCCGCATTGAGCAGGACGTTGACGCCTGGATTGCCGGAGCATCTCGCGGCGCCGGCGGCGCGGGTTGACCACCGGGTCTGGATTGCCGGCGCGATCCGTACCTTGCTCATGGTCTACTCGGACTTCCCGACCGATCCGCGGGTAGCCGCCGAGATGGGGCGGATGTGGGCCGACGACCTGGAGTGGTTCCCCCGCGACGTGATCGAGGGCGCGGTCAACCGCCACCGCCGGAGCGAGACGCGCAAGCCCACCCCGGCTGCCATCATCGCCCTGTGCCGCGAGGCAATGCCGAAGCCGCGCGCGGTGCCGCAGATCGAGGCGCACCGCCAGCCGGTCACGAAAGAGCAGGCCGCCGCCATCCTTGAAGCCAACGGCTACGGCGACATCGTGCGCCGCATCCCCCGTGACTGATCCCCTCAGGAGGACCGCATGACTCGCATAGACATCATCAGCATCGCCGCCGGGGTTGGCATCCCTACGGCCTTCATCCTGGCGCCGGGGATGTTCTTCCTGGCCCTGTTCCTCTTCGTGCTCTTCGGTCCGCTGTGGGGGACGGTGAAATGACCCCCACCCGCGCCGAAGACGACCGCCTGCTCGACATGGTTGCCCGATCCCACCGCCGGGAGAGCAGCGCCGCCATCGGCGAGCGGCACGGGGTCAAAGCGAGCTACGTCCGCACGCTCCTCAACCGGGTCAAACGTGACCTTGCCCTTTCAGAGGCCGAAGCATGATCGCTGCTCTTCTCATCCTCGCCCAAGGCTTCCCGCCCCCAGCACCGCAGGGAGAGCCCCCTCGCTGCGCCCCCCGCTCGCAAATCGTCTACCGTCTCGCGAACCAGTTCGGCGAGTTCGCCCGCTGGCAGGGCCTCAACCCCCAAGGCGCGATGGTTGAGTGGTTTGGCGACGAGGAAGACGGCTCCTGGACCCTCGTAGTCACCACCCCGAACATGCAGTCATGCATGATGGCCGAGGGCGGCGCGTTCTCGGAGTCCATGCCCAACCCCGACGCCGGGAATGACGACCCCCACGCCGAGAATGGCCCAGCATGAGGATGGCCATCTTCGCCGTGGGCCTGATCGTGCTCTTTGTCGCCGCTAGTTGGCTCGTGTTCATCCTGATCGCCACGTTGCTTTTTGGGAGCGCCGCGAACGCTTCGGCCGCGCAATCGGACCTGTGCCTGGTTCTGGTGCAGGACACATCCTCATCCCTCGACACCGCCGAGTTCGAGACCATGCGCACCGGCTTGGCGGGCACACTCATCGACAGCCGCCTAGCCTCGGCTTTCGGCTCCGCGCGGGTGCAGGTCATGGTCGTGACCTTCGGCGGCGTCTCGTCTCAGTCGATCGTGGTGGACTGGTTCACGGCCAACACGGAAACGCTCCGCAGCGCCGCGGCGACCATCACCGGAATGGAGCGTGAGAGCGACGGCACCACGGCGACGGGCGAGGCGATCAACTTCGCGATGGAACAGCTCGATCGCGTCTCCTGCTCCAGCGAGGTCATCGACATCGCGACGGACGGGGAGAGCAATTCGGGCCGCTCGCCGGCCAGCATTACCGCCGAGATCGACCCCAACGCGGTGCAGATCAATGGGCTCGTGGTGGGAAAGCCCGAGGACGTGGCGCGGTTCGAGGCTCTGATTCAATTCGGCTTCGGCGCGTTCACGGTTCACGCTGAGGACTACGACGATTTCGGGAAGGCCATGCTGCGGAAGCTTTCGCGGGAAGTCAGCATGAATACCGGTGGCGCCGATGCTTTGCTCTGAAACCATCGAGGGAATACTAACTGCGCATCATGCTGGAGAAAGCAATAGGTTTATCGCTCTTCAGTTCGGTGTGTCCTCAACGACGGTTCACCGCGTAGCAAACGGGTGGAGGCCAAAGGTCTGGCAGCCGCGCCAGTTTAGGGCCACCCTGATGGCGACGGCACATTCAGAAGATCGCTTTCGCACCCGAGTTGCGGCGGAGGCCGCAGCGGTGGCGCTCTACAACGATCTCTCAATTCGCGACATAGCCCGCGAACTGGACACGACCGCCGCCTTCGTTCAAACCGCTGCCGCTAAGGCTGGCCTTCCGCCGCGGCCAGTCGCCGATACGCCAGGACGCTCATCCTCCGCCCAGTGCCGGACAAATAATGGGTCGGCGTTCCGCAAGCTCACGGCGGCGCAGGTTGTAGACCTACGGGAAAGTTATGCCGCCGGCATCCCCACAAAGGCGCTCGCCGAGCGTTACCGCGTGGCACAGCGGACGGTCTGCACGATTGCCTTCGGTGGCACTTACAAGTGGGTGCCTGGCGCTCTGCCCCCTGAGATGAAGCGGCAGGGGAGGCGGGGCTGATGGGCAGAGATCGCGCCCCTGTGGATGAGGCTGTCTTCACGAGGCTTTGGATGGCTGGTGTTTCCGGCGAGGCCATCGCCGCGCGGTGTGGGATCGCGGTGGGCAGTGTAACGAAAATCCGCCGCCGGTTTGGGCTGGCGCCGCGTTGGGGGCGCCGCGATCCCAATACCCCCCCTGAGAAGCCAGCCCCGGCGAAAACCTACGCATCGGTTCAGGAGTTGGTTGCCCACGGCATGACCCAGCGCCAGGCCCTGTGCGAGTTCCACAGGAGGCGCGCATGAGGGTCAGTCCGAGCATGGTCGCTGAAATGCGCTGCATGATTGCGGACGGCCTCCCGTGCAAGACAGTCGCTGGTCGTCTTGGGGTAAGCGAAAAGGCCGTTCGCCTCCACACCCCCGGCGCGGTCGCCGCGCGCATATCGGCGAAACGCGCCGCCATGACACGCCTATGGGCGCAGGGTCTGAAGTGCTGGGAGATTGGCGAGGCATTAGGAACGTCCAAGGAATACGCAGCCGTAATGGCCCGCCGCCTTAACCTTCCGCGCCGCCGGCCAATCAAGGAGCCAGCATGATGATGCGCTTTGACCCATCAATCCTCATAGCCCGCACCCGCGCCGAGGCGTTCGAGGAGGCGGCGCAGTTGGCGGAACAAACGGCGGCACCGTTCACGGCATCCGCCATCCGAGATCACGCAGCCGGTCGGGACAATCTTGTGATGCGCCACATCACTGCAAAGTTGTCTCGTCGCGACAACCGCATCACCGACTGCATCGAGATCGACACCCCCTACCCCCTCGCCGACAGCGGATTGGACGGGATATGACGCCGACGCTTTGCCCCCGCTGCGGAGGCCACATCGATCGGTGCAAGTGCGCCGAACTCAGGCGGGAGGGGATGATAATGGCGGCCGGCTGGTGCGCGCAACAATACAACGCGGACAAGGGCGAGCTTTTTTACGACGCAATGGACGGCATCCGCGCCCTCGCTCGCAAACCGGAGCCGCTATGACCAAGCCCCGCCGCAAGCCGGCCTCTCCCACGCCCCTGGAGCCACCACAGAAGCCCACACCTGAGGCCCTGGTACACGGGGACTACACCCAAGGCGACGGCGGCGCACGGGCCGTCTGGACGAACGCGGCACAGAACATGCTCGGGCGCCTCTACGCGGCCAAGTCCATCACCAAGCGCGAGTTCGCGGGCGGGTGGGCGTTCACCGAGACCTACACCGTCGTCTGGGGCAGCGGGAGCAACCGCGACCCCCTCGACATGGGGCCTCGAGGCGGCACGGTCCACGAGACGGAGGGTGTCGCCGAGCGCATGGCCCGCTGCCGCGCCCGCCTGCATACCGTTCTCAACCGCGTAGGCCCGAAGGCGTACTCCATGCTCGTCAGTGTGTGCGTGTTCAACGAAAGCATCGGGCACGCCAACAACCAAGCCGGCAAGGATCGCCGGGTCACGTTCAAGGCCGCTCTGCGCGAGTGCGCGACGGCATATGGGTTAACGGAGGAAGCAGCATGATAACTGATGCACGGTTGCGGGAATTGGTCATTGAAGCGTCAGCGCGCCCAATCACCACGACCTCGGACCTAGTGAGCAACATGCACATGCTCTTGGCGGCATGGCGTGAGAAGACCCGCCAGCTACAGGAGAGCCGCGACGAGGAGGGCGCCGGCGCATTCTTCGGAGCGAGGTTCGCGCTGGAGTATGACGAAGACCATGACGAGATTTGGGACGACGACGATGGCGCTTGACATCTCCGCGCGTCTCGGTATCCTTCCGGCACGCTCAAAGAGCGCGGCCCCGGCAGAAATGTGCGGGGCTTTTTCCGTTTCAGGGAGCCGCGACCGCTCAAACCGGCGCGGATGACCGAATGAACCAGCCGACAATGCGCGACCTGTACCGCGACCTCGCGGATCGGAGGGCCAGCGGAAAGATGGATGAGGCAATCGCCTCATATCGCGATATGATCGCCCGCCTTCCCTTAGTGTCGCCGACCATGGCCGCGATTCAAGCGTATGCCCGAGACCGCGACCGTGGATAATCAAACCCCCGGCAAACGCGTCGGCTCGGGCCTGGCTGGCCCAGGACGCCCCAAAGGCAGCGTCAACAAGGTCACAGCCGCCGCGAAGGACGTTATCGCGCAGGCAGCGGCTGAACTCGGAGGCAAGGATCGCCTTGTCTCGTGGGTGAGAGAGGACGCACTGAACGAGCGCGCCTTCTGGGCGACCATCTACCCCAAGCTCCTGCCGCTGCAGGTTGCCGGCGACCCGAACGCCCCGCTCGCCATCGAGTTCCGCACGATCTACGAGAGCAAGCCATGAAACGTAACGCCCGTAACGGAGCGTAACGAAATGACCATTACGAACGCCGAGCGGCAGAAAGCCTACCGCCGCCGCAAGGGCGCCTACGCGAACCTAGACCCAGCCGAGAAGTTGGCCGCCCTCGACGCGGGGATAATCGACAGGAGCCGCAAGCTGCGCGACGACATGTCGCCGTCGCTTGACCGGCTCATCGACCGTCAGGCCATCCTGATCCTGATCGATGAACTCTGGCAGACGCGGGCGATGAACTCCACTGCGCGGATGAGGCTGCGCGAGATGGTCGCCCCATGACCGTCGCCGAACTCATGGCGATCCTTGCCGAGTTTCCACCTAGCGCGGTTGTAGCCGTCTATGAGCGCGATTGGGATGAGCGGCTGCTCAGTGTGGTCGGCGTCTCACTGGAGACTGTCAAGGATGACGCCGGTTATCCCGGCGCGTTCTATGCCGACCCGAAAGGCACCATTGGTTTGGTGGTCCTGTCCTGATACACGAGTTTAGGGTCCGCTGGTATCAGCGGGCATTCCACGAAGCACTCGTTGGGGACAGGTACGACCGGGCGATAGCTGTATGGCATCGGCGGGCAGGCAAGGACGAGATCGTCCTCAACGCGCTGCGTGACCACAGCAAGAAGCGGGTCGGCACGCACTGGCACTGCCTCCCGGAATACGCCCACGCCCGCAAGGTGCTGTGGAGCGCCATCAACGCCAAGACCGGCAAGCGCCGCATCGATGAGATATTCCCGCACGAAATCCGCGAGACGACGCGCGAGCAGGAGATGTTCATCGGGTTCAAGTGGGGCAGCAGCTTCCAGCTGATCGGCTCCGACGCCTACGACGCCACGGTGGGCGCCGGCCCCGTGTGGATTTCGTACTCGGAGTACGCGCTCGCCAACCCCAGCGCCTGGGCCTACCACCGCCCGATGTTGGAGGAGAGCCAGGGCAAGGCCGCCTTCATCTCGACGCCCCGCGGCAACAATCACCTCAAGTCGCTCTTCGACTACGCCGCCAAGACCCCGCGGTGGTTCGCCGAGCACTTGAGCGTCGAGGACACGGGAGCGCTGACGCAGGAGCAGCTAGACGAGGCGCTGCAAGAGTATCAGGCGCTCTACGGCATCGACTTCGGGCGGGCCTATTTCGAGCAGGAATACCTGTGCTCGTTCTCAGGCGCGATGGTCGGCGCTTACTTCGGCGCGGAGATGGCGAAGGCCGAGCGCGAGGGCAGACTGCGCCCGCTGCCGATCGACCCCGGCTTGCCGGTCCACACGGTTTGGGATCTCGGCAAGGCGGTGAACAACCCGATTTGGTGCTTCCAGGTCCGCGACGGGCAGTTGCGTGTCGTTGATTTTTACGTGCCGGAGAGCGCGGACCTGGAGGAGTGGGTCGTTTGGCTGAATGAGCGCGGATACACCGGCAACGACTACGTTCCCCACGACATCGTCGTCACCGAATGGGGCTCTAAGCGAACCCGTTTTGAAACCCTGGTTATGCTTGGGCGGAAACCCGTGCGAGTGGCCAAGGTGTCAGTCGCTGACGGGTTGCAGGCTGGACGTGTGGCGATCAACGCCGCGGTGATGCACGAAGCCGACGACGCGCGCGGTCAGCGCATGATGGCCGGCCTCGAGGGGCTGAAAGCCTACCGGCGCGAGTGGGACGACGAACTCAAGACCTTCAAGGAAAACCCCGTGAAGGACTGGGCCGAGCACATCGGCAGCGCTTGGCGCTACCTCGGGTTGGCCTGGAAAGAAGTCCAGCCGCCCAAGTTCGAGGCGAAGAAGCCCGAGCCGGTCGTTCCTGCGGGTCATGTGCGACTGACGTTCCCCGGCCCGCCTGCGCCGCGTGATGGAAGGAAGATCACGATATGAGCGATCTGCGCTTCCGCCCCGCCCGCCCCCGAAGCGGCCTGGGATTGCTGCTCACCACATGGCTTGAGCGCCGCAAGTCTTTCGACTTTGCCGACGATGCCATCTACCAGATCGAGCACGGTATCGCCGATGAGTTCGATCGCAGGATCGGCCTCCTTGATGCTCGGTATTTCGATCAACAGGTCCACCCGGCATGAGCGCGGACGAGATCGACCCGAAGCCCGAGGACAACGACAAGTCAGCCTCTCGCTGGCTGGCGATGCTCAAGGATGCCGAGAGCGCCGATCGCTACTACCACGAGAAGGTGGACGGCATTGACCGGCTGTATGCCGACCTGAAGAAACTGAGCACGCGCGGCGGCGACCGGCAGTTGCAACTTCTCTGGGCCAACCTCGAGGTGATGAAGCCGACCGTTTACAGCCGCCCTCCCCAGCCCGTCGTGCAGCCCCGGTTCAAAGACAGGAAAGAGCTGCCTCGCAAGGCGGGTGACGTGATGGAGCGGGCGCTGATCTCCGACGTGGAGGCGGACGACCTGCACGACACGCTGCTGCTTGCGAGGGACGACATGTGCGTGGCCGCACGGGGCGTTGTGTGGCTCACTGACGGCGAGCGTGACGGCGTGCCTGTGGCGATGGCCGAGCATCTGGATCGCGCTGACTGGCGCTCAGAGCCGTCGCGCAAGTGGTCCGAGGTTGGTTGGGTTGCCCGGCGTGCGTTCATGGGCCGCCGTGAGGTGAAGGACCGGTTCAAAGAAGTCCCGCCCACGATGAAGTTCGAGGAGCGCAAGGTCGGCGACTTCAAGGGCGAGAAGAAGGCGAGCGTCTGGGAACTCTGGCACAAGGCCGACAACTGCGTAGTGTGGGTTTCCGAGGACGTGGAGGATGTGCTCGACAAGCGCGAGCCGCACCTGAAGCTGACCAAGTTCTTCCCCTGCCCCAAGCCCGCCTACGGCACGCTGGAGCGTGGCACGCTCACGCCGATCCCGGATGCTGTCTACTACCTCGACCAGTTGGAGGAGATCAACGACGCCACGGCGCGCATCGCCTCGCTGACGGACGCGCTGAAGATGCGGGGGTTCTACCCCGCCGGCATGTCGGACGTGGCCGAGGCGATCGAGACAGCGTTCAAGTCGCTGGACGATCGGGCGATCCTGGTGCCGGTCAACTCGCTTTCGTCGCTCGGCCCGAACACGTCGCTCAAGGACGCGATCGTGTGGCTTCCCGTGGTGGAGGTCATGCAGACGATCCAGGGCCTCATCGAGATTCGCCGGCAGTTGATCGAGGATGTGTACCAGATCACTGGCCTCTCGGACATCATGCGCGGCTCGACCGACCCCAACGAGACGCTGGGCGCGCAGGAACTCAAGTCTCAGTATGGCTCGGTGCGGGTGCGTGAGAAGCAGGCTGAGATGCAACGGCTCTCGCGGGACGTGATCCGCATCAAGGCCGAGATCATGGCGGAGAACATCGACATCGATGCGCTTCTGGAAATGGCTCAGGTGGACGACGTTCCGCGCAAGGCGGACATCGAGAAGCAGGCGCAGCAGATACAGCAGCAGTGCCAGCAGCAGATCATGCAGTTAGTCCAGCAGGCGATGCAGGCGCAGCAGCAACCGCAAGGGATGCCGATGCAATGAAGTACACATCATACGCTAGCACGGCGGACGACCTCGCCATCATGGTCAAGCAGTTGAGCGCAGACGCGGAACGGTATGCCGCTCGGCGGGCCGCGATGCACGCTCGGCTGGTCGAGACGATTTCCGCGGACTACCCGATTGCCATGATCGCCGACGCCCTGCTCGATGACGGGTGGCATGACGATGACTGAGACCAAGGCTATCGGGTTCGATCGCTTTGAGTGGGGCGCCATGTACAGCGCGCCGAACGGCGAGCCGATCGTCGGCTACCGTATTGGTGACGACGGGCGGGTGGTGTTCCACACCTCCAGCAACGCGACGTTTCGCCTGCCTCAACTGATAAAGACCCGGAATGCCGAGAATGCTGCCTGACCTCGCCTCCCTCCCACCGGAGGTGCAGCAGCAAGTCCAGCAGCTAGAGCAGGAATGCCAGCAGCAGCTTGCCAAGTTGCAAGAGCAGGTGACGGTCGAGCAGATCGATGAGTTGTTCAAGAGCCAGCGCCTGCGCCCGTTCGTGCTGGACATCGAGACCGACAGCACGATCGAGCCGGACCAGATCGCCGAGCGGCAGTCGCGCACCGAGTTCGCCGCCGCTATCTCGCCTGTGATCCAGCAGGGCGTTATGGCGATGCAGATGGCGCCCGACCTCGCCCCGTTCGTAGCCGAGAGCGTCCGTTACGTCGCCAACGGGTTCAAGCTCGACCGGAGCATGGACGAGGCGATCGATAAACTGGCCGAGGGTTGGGAGAACTACCAGCCCGCGCCCGAGGACAAGGGTGAGAGCCCCGAGTTGGCCCAGATGAAGGTCCAGGTCGAGCAGATCAAGGCTGAGGCCGCGACCGCGAAGGGTCAGGCGGATGTGCAGATCGCCCAACTGAAGCTCCAGGGCGAGCAGATGAAGATGCAGATGGGCCAACTGGAGGCGGAAAAGACCACGGAGGAGACGAACAAACTTCGGGCCGAAATCCAGAAGATCATGCACGACATGAAGGTGGAAGAGGCGAGCGTCCAGATCGAGCAGACCAAGGTGCAGGGCGACCAGCGGGCTGCTCAGCAGAAACTCGGGCTGGAGGCCAAGGGGCTGGAGACGGACGCCGCGATGCAGCAGGAGGATCACGCCATGCAGCGCGAGCAGATGAAGACCGACGCCACGATGCAGTCCAAGCAGTTCGCAGCCGACCAGCAGCGGGCGAAGGTCGAGGACAAGCGCGCCGACCGTGAGGTGGGCATCGCCGAGAAGATGGCCAACAAGAAGCCGGCGCCGAAATGAGCATTCAATCCCAGATCAACGCCGCCCTGTCGGGCTCGACCGTCACCATCGCGGCGGGGACGTATGCCGAGGCGTTCACGGTCAGCAAGGCGCTGCGGCTGGTCGCCAACGGCGCTGTGCTCGTGCGCCCGCCCGCGTCGGCATGGAACGCGGTCAGCATCACTGCGGGCGATGTGACGATCGAGGGCTTCGACATTGCCGGCGCTCGGGGTGACGGGATCGAGGCGAACAACGTCCGTGGCGTGACGGTGCTGCGGTGCAAGATCACCGGCTGC